TATACTTTCACAGTTTCAACAGCTGCAGGAACAACAGGCAGTGGCGGAGGAGGCTATGCTTCTTCTGGACCAGCAACATTGAGTGCATAATGACAACATACGCGGAATTAACAACACAGATTTTAAACTATACAGAAACAAGCACTGACGTGCTGACATCTACAATAACTGATGATTTTATAGAACATACGGAAAACAGGATATTGAGAGAGGCTGATTTGGATGCATTCAAATCGCATCAATATACATCTGTAACGGCCGATAATCCTTTTGTATCCTTGCCAGGCGGATCTGATCCAGATCCAACGTCTCTGGCTACAATTAGGACAGTTCATATTTATCCTGCATCAGGAACGGCAACAAGGACATTCCTGGAGCAGCGAGATATTAGTTTCATGAATGAATACTGGCCAGTTAGAACTTCTACTAGTACGCCAAAATACTGGGCATGGTGGGATGAAAATTCAATTTATCTTGCTCCAACGCCGGATGCAGCGTATAATATAGAAGTAGGAATTACTAGACTACCAACAAGACTGTCTAGCTCCAACACAACTTCGTGGTTGGGAAATAATGCTCCATCGGCATTGCTTTACGGATGTCTTGCAGAAGCCTTCAAATTCTTGAAGGGACCAGCGGAAATGCTGCAATTATACGAACAATCATATCAACGTGCCATACAATCCTTAATGATGGAACAAACTGGAAGGCACCGAAGAGATGAGTATATGCACGGTGAATTAAAAATACCAGGCACGCAAACACAACAGAAATCCATAGGAGGATAGAACATGGCAATAACCCAAGCTGTTTGTACCAGTTTTAAGCAGGAAATACTTGTTGAAGGACATGATTTTACGGCTACAACAGGTGACACTTTTAAAATTGCATTGTATTCAAGTTCAGCTACTTTAAGTGCTTCTACATCCGCTTATTCAGCTACAAATGAAGTTTCTAATTCAGGAACTTATACGGCTGGTGGTGGATCACTAACAGCAGTAACACCAACTACTTCAGGAACAACTGCTCTTTGTGATTTTTCTGATGCATCTTTTACATCAGCAACGATTACAGCGAGAGGAGCATTAATTTATAACAGTAGCAATTCTAATAAAGCAGTATGTGTGTTGGACTTTGGAGGCGATAAAACGTCAACGAGCGGAACATTTACAATTCAATTCCCAGCAGCCGATGCAAGTAACGCTATTTTACGATTGGCATAGGGGATAACACATGGCTTTAAAGCTAGACGATAGAGTAAAAGAAACATCGACGACAACTGGGACAGGCACTCTTGATCTAAGTGGAGCTGTTTCAGGATTCCAGACATTTGTTGCGGGTATTGGTAATAGCAATACAACGTATTATGCCATTGTCAATCGTGATGAAGCGGAATGGGAAACTGGTCTTGGAACCGTAACCGATGCTTCAACGGATACATTGGCTAGAACAACGGTCATCGCAAGCTCTAACAGTGACAGCGCTGTTGATTTTAGCGCTGGCACGAAAGATGTATTTTGCACTTTGCCGGCAAGCAAGGTTGCCTCTCTTGACACAAATGACAATTTAACAATTGGATCAGGCTCTGCGGGCGTTGACTATACATTAACGTTTGATGGTGCAGATTCTGATGGAGTTTTAACATGGATGGAGGATGAGGATTTATTTAAATTTACTGACGTAATAAACGTTGGTGTTAATGATACTGGACATGATGTTAAATTCTTTGGTGCAACATCAGGAAGCTATTGGTTATGGGACGAATCAGCAGATGGCGTTGTACAAATAGGCACACTAACAGTTGGTGTTGATGATGCAGGGCACGATGTTAAATTCTTTGGTGATACTGCCAGTAGATATTGGCTTTGGGATACATCAGCAGACGGTGTTGTTCAAAGAGGAACACTAACGGTAGGAGTTGATGACACAGGGCACGATGTAAAATTATTTGGTGCTTCTGCTGGTGCATATGCACTATGGGATGAATCAGCGAATTTACTTGATTTACGTGGAGCAACTGCGGCAGGTCCAGGTCACTTAAAACTTACTACAGGTGAACTGACTGTTGTTGATGGAGATAAATTAGGACGAATAGATTTTCAAGCACCTTTAGAAGCTGATGGTAGTGATTCTATTTTGGTTGCTGCTTCCATATATGCAGAGTCTGATGATACTTTTAGTGCCACTGTTAATAATACCGACTTGGTATTTGCATTAGGAAAATCAGAAACTGCTGCTGAGAAATTTAGATTTACAGCCGATGGTGAAATAGGACTTGGTGGTGCCAACTATGGCAGTGATGGCCAAGTATTGACTTCTGCTGGAGCAGGAGCTGCGGCGGCTTGGGAAAGTATAACTGCTGCTTCTGTTACTTCTTATACCAATTCTACAGACAATAGAATTATTACATCTGTAGACAGTTCAACTATTAATGGTGAAGCAAATTTAACCTTTACTGGCTCTGCATTAACCTGTATAGGTACAGTGACAGTTGGTGTAGATGACACAGGTCATGATGTTAAATACTTTGGTGCTACTTCTGGTAGATACTGGCTATGGGACGAATCGGCAGACGGTGTTGTACAGATAGGTACATTAACTGTTGGCGTAGACGATGCAGGACACGATGTCAAGTTTTTTGGCGCTACTGCCAGTAAGTATATGGAGTGGGACGAATCTGCTGATACATTAAATGTTGCAGGAACGATAGCTATCCCAGCAGGGGGTGCTATTACAAATGCCGGAACAATGGCCCCTGATATAACAAGCACGGGCAAAGCAATGGTATTAGGATTTTAGGAGGATAATATGGCAAGTGAAGTATTAAAAGTAGCATTAAAGCCTACCTGCTCAAATACAGAAACAAAATTGATAGATGGGGCAAGTGGAAAAACTTATACTGTTCTATCAATTTCAATTTGTGAAACGGCAGGTGCGGCAGAAACATTTGATCTGTATATTGACGACAATGATGGCGGTACAGACCACTACATTTATAAAACACAGGCATTAGCTGCAAATGCAACTTTTGTGCATAATGATAGAATAGTATTAGAAGGCACAGATATGCTAGGTTTTATAACTGCTTCATCAGCAGATGTTGATGTTGTAGTCAGCTACTTAGAACAAACATTATAATAGAGGAGGATACAGTATTATGAGTGGAATTGTAGGCAGTCGCCTTAACATAAGAGGCTCTGGAATTGTAGGAGGTTTAGGTACCGACGGACAGGTTCTTACATCCGCAGGCGCAGGACAGGAAATAACTTTTGAAGCCACTAGTGGTGGAGTAGATACATCTGGAACACCGGCGAACAATCAATTGGCAATTTTCACTGATGCAGACACGGTAGAGGGTAGCAGCAATGTAGTCTATGACGGAACTGATATGACCTTAACAGGTGGAAATCTTATTATAGGAACTGCTGGAAAGGGCATTGATTTTTCTGCTCAAACAGCAACCTCAGCTTCTAACTCGGCAGTTGTTTCTACTGGAGAAATTTTAGATCACTATGAGGAGGGAACATGGACACCAAGGTTAACATCAGCAACGGCTGGAACAACAATAATAACAACCGGTGCTTATGATAGCTTTTATACAAGAATTGGAAACAGAGTTTTTTTATCTGCTAACTTTTACCAACAACAAGGGGGTGCAGGGGCAGTTGGCGCTTCTGGTGCGTTAGTGGTAAATGATGCTCCGTTTACTTCAATGTCTACAGGAACAAATTATGGATTTTTAGATTTTAATTATTTTAATGTTATGTTTTCAACTAATGATGCAGTATATGTCGTTGGAGTTAATCCAGATAATACGAGTATTTTTAATTTAAATAAAATGCCTGATGATGCAGACGGGTATATGAAATTATGGACAGCTTTAATATTTTCAAATATTCAAACGCAGTGGACGCATTTTTCGGCTATAGGCCAAATTATTACAGCAACTTAAAATGAAAAAATTTATTCACATTAATAAAAATATGGTTGAATCATATCAGCACAAGAAGCATGGATTTAAAGACCCTGTTATTGTAGTTTCCACAGAGGAAAAGGCAAGTGAACATTGCAAAGAATTAAAAATATTAGGGGAAAGCAAAATTGTCTATTCTCCTACCAAACCATTAGATATGCAAGAAGAATTGATTGAAATTGGAAAATTGGAAAGAGTTCCACGTATAAAATGTTGGATTGAAACTGAAGCTAATATTGAAATGTCATAAGGAGTATAGAGAATGGCAATAACAAAAGAAACTGAAGTCGGAATGGCTAATATTATTGGTAAACATAAAATATGTGAAGTGAGGGACGATACTGTTTTTAAAGAAGATGGGGTTGAACAACATAGAAGTTTTAATAAAAGATTTATTCCTCCTTGCTCTATTGATGCAGATAATAATATGGTTGAGACGGATATTTCAGGAGAAGATAGTTTGGTTCAGGATGTATGTAATATCTATTGGACAGATGAAGTCAAAGAAGCATATCGAGATTTTTTAATTTCGCAAAAGGGGTAAAGCATGGCTGTAACAAAATCTATTGAAGTAGGAAGAATTGAAGTTGTTGGAAAATTTAAAAATATCCAAATAAGAACGGACACTGTTTGGAGGGATAATGGAATTGAGTTATCACGCACTCACCACAGAAAATCTATAGATCCTTGTCGTCTTGGAGATGGAGATTCTAGAATTGATCAGGATGTTTCAAATGAAGATCCTAAAGTTCAGGAAGTTTGCAGTCAGGTATGGACAGAAAAAGTTAAAAAAGCTTTTCATGACCATTTGATTGAAAAAAGAGATATATTTAAACTTGGCCCAGAACCACGATAAAAAAATATTTATATTAGGAAACGGAGAAAGTAGAAAAGGTATTGACATACCACTATTGCGGCAACAGGGAAAAGTCTATGGCTGTAATTCAATTTATCTTGAGGAAATTGTAGATCATCTAGTCAGTCTTGATTGTGGCCCTTGCCATGAGATTTATCATTCCGGTTATCCAATATTAAATAAAACTTATTTAGATAATTGGATTCCCTTGCCAGAAAAAATGTATGATGAATTAATTCCTGCAATCAGAGAGAGTTATACTGAAATTCTTGAAAACGAGAAAAAAGATTCAACAGAATTTGTTATGCACGTCTCCCAATCTATTTATTCTAACAGATATGCTGGAAGTCCTATTTTTGAACGTGGTAAAGTTTCTTTTGAAGAAAAAATTAAACAATGAAAAAAAAGAGGAAACAATAAAAGTTGAATTTCATGTTTGGATAAAAAGGGGATTTTTAGCCCAAACAATTCATATTAGTTGTATTAAAGATGATAAGGTTGAAAACATAGACTATGAC